CCGTTGCCCTGTCCTCCGGTTCGGCCGCTCGGGAAGAAGCGGCGTCGGTGAACCAACCTTACGGTAACGTATACACCACAACCGCAGGTAAGATCAATTCCCGGGATGGTGGTTACGCTTACCGGTTCCTAACCGGCGGTGCCATTTGGGACGAACGGTACTTCGATCTGAAGAACCAGGCCGAGTTGGAGCGGGTTGTGGCTTTGGCATCCTCTGGCGTAAAGCCGTTGATCTACGGCGCGTTCAACCATCGTCAACTGGGTAAGACCGATCAATGGCTGTTCCAGAAACTTCGGGAATCCGCATCCGAAGGTGAAATCGCCGACCGGGATTACCTGAACATTTGGACCACCGGTAACGAAGGGTCACCACTGAACACGGAAGAGAAAGAAGCAGTCAAAAGCTCGGAACGTGAAATCGATTACATGGACATCTCCGAGGAAGGGTACACCATTCGTTGGTACATCCCGGAACACGAGATTGAAAGTCGGATGGCGTCCAGTAAGTTTGTGGCCGGCAACGATCCCAGTGACGCACTTGGTGCCGAGAACGATGCCACAGGTCTGGTCATCATCGATGCCTACACCCACGACGTCATCTGCACCGGCCGATACAACGAGACGAACCTCAGCCGGTTCTCGAAATGGCTGGCGAAGTTGTTGATCCGTTTCCCCAACATCACGTTCGTGCCTGAGCGAAAGTCCAGTGGTATGGCTATCCTGGACACCATGATCATTCACTTAACAGTGGAAGGCGTGGACCCGTTCAAACGGATCTACAACCTAATCGTGGACGATCCGAACAAGTACAGTACCGAATGGAAGGAAATCCAACGTCCGGTTAACGCAAGACCCTCGTATTTCTACGACCGGTTCAAGCGGTATTTCGGTTTCAACACCTCCGGGTCCGGGGCCCACTCTCGGGATAACCTTTACGGTGCTGCTTTGAAATCGGCCATTCGTCTGGGCGGAAAGCGGATCTACGATAAGACGTTGATCAATGAGATCCTGTCGTTGACTATCCGTAACGGACGGATTGACCACTCGCAAGGGAACCACGACGACATGGTGGTGTCTTTCTTGTTGGCTCACTGGTTCTGCACCAAGGCGAAACACTTGGACGTTTACGGCATCGACGCCACCAAAGTCTTCTCCGACACGGAGATTGACAAGGTTAAGATGTCCAAGACCGAGGTGCACCGCCATAACCAACAGAAAGAATACATGAACGAGTTCAACCGGTTAATGGAGGAACTGAAAGTCGCGAACGATCCAATGACCATTTCCAAATTGGAGATGCGCCTGAAGCAATTGTCAGGCCGGTTTGACATCCAAGAGAGTATGGGTAATTCCATCGACGCGATGATCAAACAGGCACATGAGACGCGCAGTCGTAAGAACAAACTCAATCGACACGCTCGCCAAAGTCGAATGCCTCAGGTGGGTTTCGTGTTTTAACGAAAAAAAAAGAGCCTCCCGCTATGGGAGGCTCCTATGCCGTAATTAGGCGGCCAGTAAATCACCGGTGGTTTTCTTTTCCCGCAGACAAGTCACCAACAAATCAATGGCTTCCTCCCCTCCGATCTTGCGCAGTTCAGCGAGGTTCTCGTAATGGGTACGAGTGTACTCCTTCAACTGTTCTTCGTGGGAAGGTATCTTTGTTTTACCCGCGCGAGCCGAGCGGTCAATATGGCGAGTCAGTAGCAGGTCTTCAAGAACCATGGCGTCGATCATGATCATCACATCAGCGGACATGTTAAACTCCCGTTTATTCGTAGTTGTCTCACTGGAGTGATATAGGTCTGAATTTGAGTTAATACTCGTCAATGAAGGTTTGGAACTCGTCAGGACTCATTACTTTGTAGACTTCTTCTTCGCAATTGATTATCCAGTCGCCAGGACACACCACCGCACCGTCTTCACCGGCATCGATGAATCCGTGGTCATGCATGATGTGACCGCATTTCTGACACTTGGTGTCAGAAGCAACCCTGGGGTCACGGTAATAACGCACCACGTGACCTTCACTCAAGAAACGGTCATCGCCATCTCCGGATATCCATTCCGAGTTGTCGTTGGGGTGGTCGCCGTTCTTATACCAGCGGACGGCGTGGAAATCGTTTCGGTTGGAATAAAGCCCTTTCATGAACAACCCTTACAGTTGGTGAAGTGTGTGGTTGCTGGGCACGATGAACCCAGCGGCATCAGTGTGTCCCCCACCACCGTACTGTTCCGCAATACGGGAGGCGTCGAAACCGGAACGCTCGGAGTCCGTCGTGACTCGGAAAACGCGACCATCCGGTGAATCATGGTACGCCAGAACGATCGGGTGTTCTTTTACCAGACGGTGTGTGATCTCGGATACCAAGTATTTGGGTGCGTTGACCAGCGGGGTCTTCACGCCTTCAAATGTCACCATACGAGTGGCTTCTTGAAGGTGCCATTCGATGTGACGCTCGTCACTGGTCGTCAACACTTCGCCTTCGTCGAGAATCTTCTGCGTCTTGGTTTCGTGGACCTCGGTATAAGCGTCGATACTGAATGGACGTGCCATCAGTGCCCGGACGTAGTTACGGGTGTTGTCCTCATACTTGAATTTCCAAAGGTCCCGGTCCTCAACGTACCGTACCAGATCGGGCAGTTCGTCCTCTCGGGGGAAGGAATAATCCCATGCCAAACGAGCTCCCGACCGTTCAATGTCCAGATACAACTCAAGGTTGTCAGGTAGTTGAAACACGTCGTGTGACTCAGCCACCTTATCCTTCAGTTTGCGGACAGCGGAGATGTGATGATCCAGAACATGAACCGACTTACACACTTGAGCCAGGGCCACCAGCTCGTGAAGGTCGTACGAAAAATCTACTATGTAGACTACCGCGTCTTTTGGGATGATCGGTACCGGTTGACCGTAAGCGGCTGCGTGCAGGACCGCGTTCGGGTAACGCTGACTCACTACCCAAGCGGCGGTAAAGCCGTCGGTGCAGTTGGCATGGTAGATACAATGAACGTTTTCCATGGGCTGTTCCCTCCTCATTAAAGTATAGTCAATATGACATGTTATTGACTCCATTGGTAAAATTCTACCTCCCGTCCTGATGGGATGAGTTTGAGCCAATTATATGTTCGAGCGGCTCAAGGGTACTCCTAAGGAAACTCGAACAGACGAATTCTTCAGGCGGCATCCTTCAAAAGGCGTGTCGCCGTATTTTTTCCCTTAACCACCAAAAATGCTTTATCATTAAGGCTGTATCAAATGACCAAATCGACCCAAAATTCTAAACCTTTGTCCGCTAATTTCACTTCCGATATCCCGTTTCAGGATACGTCGGTGGATATCTGGGGCTCCAAGTACCAGCTGCGGGACCGGCACGGTAATGTTGTTGATAAAACCATGGCCGATACGTACAAGCGGGTGGCCCGCGCGTTGGCGGACGTAGAGGAAACCCAAGAACTCCGGGACTTCTGGTACAAGGAGTTTCTGTGGGCGATGGAACACGGTGCCATTCCGGCCGGTCGGATCACCTCGAACGCCGGGGCTGCCGAACACAAGACGGCCGTGTCATTGATCAACTGTACGGTGTCCCGTACTGTCAAAGATTCCATGTTGGATATCCTTGAGTCCGTCCGGGATGCGGGCATTACATTGAAAGCGGGCTGTGGTATCGGCTACGCGTTCTCCACCATTCGTCATAAAGGCGCACACGTTCGCGGCGCTGGGGCCGGAACCAATGGACCCCTGGCGTTCATGGACATCTTCGATCGCATGTGTTTCACAGTTGCCAGTGCCGGTGGTCGTCGCGGGGCCCAGATGGGCACGTTCGATGTGGGTCACCCGGATGTGATGGAGTTCATCCAGGCCAAACGTGAAGATGGACGACTGCGTCAGTTCAACCTGTCCCTGTTGATCACCGATGAATTCATGCAGGCGGTTCAGAAAGACGAAGACTGGCAGCTGGCCTTCCCCATCAAAGAAGATTGCCTGGATAACGAAGACATCGCCCTGGTCTACCGCGACTGGCCAGTGAAGGAAGACGACTACGTTTACGACGATCAAGGTCGCGTGGCGTGCGAGGTGGTGGATGTGGTTAAGGCCAAAGACCTGTGGGACACCATCATGCGCTCCACGTACGACTACGCGGAGCCGGGCTTCCTGTTGATTGACGAAGTCAACCGCATGAACAACAACTGGTTCTGTGAAGACATTCAGGCGACCAACCCCTGCGGTGAACAACCCCTGCCACCGGAAGGTTCCTGCCTGCTGGGGTCGGTGAACCTGACCAAATTCGTGATCGATCCGTTCACTCCCGAAGCCCGCTTCGATTGGGAGCGTTACCGCAACGTGGTGCGCATCTTCACTCGCATGCTGGACAACGTGGTGGAAATCAACGGCCTGCCGTTGAAGGGACAAGCGCGTGAGATTGTTGAGAAGCGTCGTCACGGCATGGGTTACCTCGGCCTGGGCTCAGCCATGGCCATGTTGGGTTACACCTACGGTCAGCCGGACTCGATCCAATTCACCGATCAAGTGACCAAAGAGCTGGCGCTGGTAGGCTGGAAGATGGCACTGGAACTGGCCTTGGAGAAAGGTCCGGCCCCGGCCCTGCGTAAGAAGGTACGCCTGACCGCCAAACACCTGCGTCAACAACCGCGTCTGGTGGAAGAACTGGCGGAGAAAGGTGGCCGCTTCACCCACCACACCTCCATCGCGCCCACCGGTACCATCAGCCTGTCACTGGCCAACAACGCCAGTAACGGCATCGAGCCGAGCTTCTCACACCACTACG